CAATTCTAGAGCCTCTAGCTCCACCAATCAACGGAGTACGAATAGTTACACTCTGTCCAGAAACACCGCTCTGATTTGTGTACTTAATAATTCTACTAGTACATGCTCCAATAGGAATAGCATTAGACCCATTAAGTTCTGCTCTAAAAACATAGATATATATTTTAGGCATTACTCCGCTACTACCAACAGTCAAATCCGCAATTCCGTTATAAAGAACACCAAGGCAATCTCCTGTAATTTCGTCAACATTAAGATCTACAGACCTTATATCACAATATGCTAAAGTAATGCCCCATTTAGTGATATAAATATCGCCGCCTTTAACATAACCAGTCCACCCTTTAATTGCAAACGGGTATGTAGTTCTAATAGTTAAGTTACTAATTAAGGCATAGTTAGCATAAACTAACGGCTGATAAATGTCGCCTGCAATCATATTAGTGTAGCCTGCCGCATTAATTTCTCTAACATCAGCATTAAGGAAGCTAGCAGATGCAAAACTTCTGAAAGGATAATCAGCAGTTCCAAGTTCAATTTTAGCATTCATTTCCTCAGCAAGCGACACATCATTTTTAACAATAACATCAGTATTATGCGACCTATTTGGCTTATCAACGCTGTGCAAGCTAGAACCGCTACCATCAAGATACAACTGACCGATATAAAACCCTGCTCTTCTAAGTGTCATTTGTTCTCTAGTACTGGAATAAATGGATGTAGAAAAGTGAGTCTGATTAGAAATAACATAGCAATTTCCATCTTCATCAACATCCATATCTTCCAGTTCATGCAACGAAATATTATTTGTGTCAACATGCTGAATATGTTTGCCGCCTAAGCATTTACCAGTTTCAACATCAAACATAATTAAATCGTCACGATAAGTAATAGCATAAAAAACACCGTCTTTATACATAGAACCATTGTATGCCGCAGGGCAATCAGGTTCGAGCGCAATGCTTGTAATCTGTTCAGTTGTTAAATCATATTTATACAGGTATTTACTGCCAGTATCAACGCTATAAATAACTTTATTTTCTCTATCTAATGCAGGGCAAGAGCCGCCAAGATTAACATATCCAACGATAGTTAAATCAGAATATCTAATTTTTGCAACATTGCTACCAACATCACAATAAAGATATCCGTCATAGTAGCACATACCATTCCCATGATGAACATTAACACCTGCGCTTCTGATATAAGTACCGTTTTTGCTGAACTCAAAAATCTGTGAAATATCATTGCTATTGATTTTATTTGTTTCAGGTGCTAATCTAACAAAAGCAAAACCATTAGGTGTGCAAGCCATACCCTGAACATAATATGCGCCACTCCCGCTAGGCACGACATCAGGTCTTGCCCCCGCACTAGTAGGATAAGGATAAAAGCTAGTCATAAGCGGACGCACGTTAGCAGTCCCACCTGCACCCATTCTCTGTTCCAGTTTTCCAAGAACTTCGTCATTAATTAAACGTTCAAGCGTACCATCCTCAATCCATTCATTAAGTATTTGACTAACAACGGAATAAATATTTTCTTCGCTTGTGTTAATGTGTTTAATAACGTCATTCAGTTTATCAACAACTTTACACAGCAGTTCATAATAGCTAAGACTATCATCATACACAAGTGGAAGCACTTTCTGCACCCAGAAACGTAAATTTTTAATCACAACAAAACCTCCTTACCAAAGCTGAAAGAACAGCTCTTCTAGTTCTTCAATTACCATCATATCAATGTTCATCATCGTTTTCCTGAATTCCATCAAGCTTTTACTAGGATTAGCACCTCTATATCCGTACACATGCTCTATATAATCAACATCACCTTTACTAGTGCTATCCGTCTTTCCGCTTCCTTCCGTATCTGTAACTCTACCATAAGTAGTACTTCCAGTACTTCCAGTAGTATCGCCAAACGTATGTCTAGCATTAGTTAAATACCCATTGCGAATAATACTAGGGTCATCTTCTGCGCCAAGTATACCATTAACACCACCCTGTGGCGTATCAGAGTACAAATCCCAATCATTATGTTTGTCATTATCTGTTCTAGTATCACTACCACTATTTTTACTTTTACCCTTATTACTGCTTGTACTTTTTTCAACAACATCATTATCTCTATGTCCTTCAATATGAATATCAGTATCATACAAAGGATTGAACTCAATCAACTGGCTTTCATACAGCTGATTATAATACGGCATGATTTCATTCATTTTCGCTTCTAGTTTTAATTTCCATAGACCATAAGTTTCAAGTCCAATTTCTCTAGTATAGAAATGCCTTAAAATCTTAGTCTCCAACGTGTCTTTATAATTTACATCAAAAATCGGATACTTAAAACTAAACACCTTAGTCCTACTCTTTTTAATTACATCAGACACATCATTATATCCGACACTCTCACTCAGCCCTGCAAGGTGTTCACAAATGAATCTAACTTCTGTAGTGTATTTACTCATTTCTTCACCGCCATTTCATCAACAGGTGTTCTAGTTCTAAGGTCATAAACCATTGGCGTTAATTCACCGCGTTCAGTATCAATAACAAATTCATCATCCATTTCTCTAAAGTCTTCTCTGAACTGAACTTCGATATTCAACCCAAACATATCATTAATTTCCTCAGCGGCTTTCTGTCTGGCTTCAAGTCTACTCCATCTAGAGGCAATAGTACCACCCATACTTCTAGAGACTTCATCAGAAATCAATCTTTCCTTTTTCTGAAAGCTAACATTAGAAATCCCAAGAGCAGTAAGAGCTTCATTCCATAACTGTGTTTTCAAAGTATAAATCTGGTCTGCCACAAACGGCGCGTCAGTCTTTGCGACCTTAAGAACATTTCCCAAATCCAAAGACTTATCGGCCATAATAACAGGCGCATTCCCATCATACTCTTTATACAGATTTACGAGAGTTAGCCTCTGTTGTTCCGTTCCCTGAATAACAACAGGTGTTTTCTGTGCTCGAATATTAACATCAATAATTCTGTCATATTCCCACAGTCTCTTAGCATAATACTGCACAGTAGGCCATGTAGGTTCTCTAAGTCTATTATTCCAGATAATAACAGAGTCATTTTCATCTAACGATTTCTGATACCCATTAACCGCATAAGCTCTTCGTTTCATTGGCACTGCATACACATTCAAGGATCCATTGTTTAAACATTTAAGGGCAAGATACCCAAGATCTTCATCACTAAAGAACACAGCACTGCCAGTATTAAACAAAGAAAGTTCCAAAAATCTTTCATCACAAGTGTCTGGAAGATTTTTCCACTCAAATGTAGATATTGCAAGCTCCATCAGTCTGCTAAAATAAAAACGCCAAGACACGTTATTATTAAAAGCAGATTCACCAAAATTTGTTTTTCTTCTACCCATAAATCACCTCAGCCAACTTCTATAATAGGATTAGAAAAATCACCATAACTTCCTACTGTAGTTCTAAAATCCCACCAAGTTATACCATTGTTCATTATAGAATTTATTTTTTCTTTTGCCATAGCAGGACAATAACCACTAAATCTGCAATCACGAGTCTTAATATATGTCCATTTCTGTCTGGCATGAATATTTGGAATAGCAACAGTGTTCTGAGCATATCCATACTTAGACAAAAATCTGTCAAACTTTCTAGCGATTTCTACCCTAAGCCCCATTTGATTGAACATTACAGTAAAGAATTTATCACTTGCGCTAGGCAATTCTTTAGGTACCATGATAGGGGCAATATTAGTGCTACCGCCACCACATTTTACACCGCCAACAGTGTGAATAGTAGGTATCTTGTGAATAATGTCTGTAGCAAGAGCAGGGAAATCTGAAAGTCCAACTTTTAAACCCTGAAACCCATCATTAGCAAACGCATTAATTGCCGCCATTAACGCAGTTTTAGTTGCCGCGCCTAGGCTTTTTCCTGCGTTTTCAAACATACCGCATTCATATACTGGTATCATAGGAAAGCCCTCAACAGTTAGTGCATACTTATAAACGTTTGAATCATGATTATATTCCTCTGGCTGAATTATTAAGGCAGGTTCAGGATTACAGCACCCAGTGATTTTAAAATCATATCTGCCTCGTCCGACGATTGGATTATCACTTAAGAAAGATTCAAATTTATAATCCTGTGACGAAACAGGCGTTTCAATTTCAAGGTATGTATACGGTGCAGTTAATAGCTTTTTATTTATAGGCGTATAAATGTTTCCTTCAAATGTACCAAACCCATGATAAGTAGGTGGTGTTACATATCCTCCACTATATTGTGAATTTACATTAATCACCTTAGGGAATTCTGCAAGAACATTGCATGATACACCTGCTATAGTTATTTGTGTGCCATTAACAGAAAAGAAATCAGTGGGGACAGCATACATACCCATAATAACCCACATATCATTTGAAACAAACAACCCCTGAATAGCACCATCAATAAACTCAACCTTGTTCATGAATTCAATAATTTGTGCAGGTGTTGCAAAATATAAATATTTAAGTGTCGATGCATACCCACCAAATCTATTTTGCTCAAACAAAGCTCTCCAATTTTCGTCTAAAGTCATGCTTCTAACTTTATTTACAGTCCCAATGCTAATAATGTAACCAATACTACTAGAACCAATTTCAGCGTATGTTTTTGTAACAACATGGTCATTACATTCAAGCGGTTCAGGTTGCAAGTTTTGTCCAACTTCATCTGTTTCAGAGTGCTGTCTTTCAATGTAACAAGCTCTAAACCGTCCATCTAAGTACCATGACTGTAATTCATCAATTTGATATGTAATTTCTGACACATTTTCGTTAATATATTCAACATTAGTTATAAAAGCATAAAACCATTTAGAATCAAGACCCCTCGTATTTTTGAAACGCATATAATCGCAATCTCTAATGCTATCAGCAATAGCTTGCACTCTGCATTTATTTTCACTAACTCTAGTGTACATTTGATTAGTGAATTCTTTATGCACTATTTGAGAAAACATATCGTTCTGTTGCGTTTTATTTTCAAACCAGATTGTGTCCACATATTCTGGCGTCAAAGAAGTTCCATGAAACAACTGTATAATCCCATTCGGTGCAACGTAAGCCATACATTCATTTTCCTTTCTTAGATAAGTCCGCAAAAGAGTGATACAGAAACACGGACTTAGAAAGTTTACTTTTAATACATATCACTCAACCGCTCTTATCCTACGGTAGTCAGTACATCCCCTGCCTTAAGAGCATACCATTCATCAATTGAAATCAATTTACCAAAAGCTGGAACAATACTGCCTTCATAAGTGCACGCAATACCGAATTTTTCATCCGCATTCTTACTAGTTTTAATACCAATAATTCTACCGTATTCATCCACACCAACCATAGGTACATCAGCATTATTAGTACCAATGCTAACTTTATACTTGTTAGCATCAGGTTTATCACCATTGTACAATTTCAGTCCAACGGCAAAACCATATACACCGTCTTCAATTTCTATAGTAGAAACAGATGTAACTTTTAAAGTATATGCCATATTATTACCTCCTTATTTCGTTTAAGTACTAGGCGTTTAGCTTACGACTTCACCACCGCCTTCACCGCCGCCTACATCTTGAATTTCTGTAAATTCAAAATCTTCGCCAACATTGACTTTTACTAAAGTGGAAATGGCAATAGTTGCTTCAAATAGCACTCCAGCGTTATCTAACACTAATTTAACGTTAGAATTAAGGCCACCGGGAAAACTGCCTTTACCAATTATTCTACCATAAGGGTCAACTCCAATAATAACGCCATCAGGGGCTTCTGAGATTGAAAGAGATAGCCCATTATTTAATATTTGCTTTTGATCATCACAAATTGTAAAACCTATGTCAAACATATATTCAAGGGGATTAAATTCCTTGTCAAGCGTGCATGACCTAGACACAGATGTTATAAAAGCTGTAATACTCATATTCTATCTCCTTATTCCCCAGCAGGCGCAACCACCGCAACCGCATTCGCGAACGGACTCCAAGAAACAGTCTTCCAGTTATTATAGAAGTAGTTCCAATACAGCCCACTAGCGGCATACTTCTCCGTCATTCTGGCAAGGTTATCATAAACCTGAAACCATTCTTCGTCAACGATAATAGCTTTCACATCCTTCATAGCCGCAAGTTCAGCCTCAGTAACCTCAGAAACAGCATTGCCCTCTTCACGAATAGCCGCCCAACGGTCATTATCGAACGTAGTAAAATCGTCAATAAGCGTCAGCCTACCCATGAAGTTAGCCTTATCCATATTGAAAGCAGAAGCAAGTACTTCCACATCAAACTGCGCATTATAACGTGCGCCCATAAAGATACGCTGTCTTTCACGAGGGGTGTTATTAAGTACAGGATAGCTATTAAACTTATTGGTCAGGAAAAGCATCTCATTAGAGAGTGCGCGAAACTCCTTCGCAACTTCCTTATCCGTAGCACCACTAGCAAGACTTTTAGTAACGATATCACCGCCATTCATGCCCTTAATCAGCATATACTTAAACAGCAGGAATTCATCATATTCTGCCGCAGTATAAACCTGATCGACAATCTTTCCTACAAGGTCACGCACACCGCCTTCATTAGTGAACGCCATACGCAGGTCTTCATCCTGAATAGTAATAGGATACTGCACCTTCCAGTTCATAGCATGGAATGCGGACTTAACATCAGGAAGAGTGCGCTTGAATTCGTATTCATCAACCTTCTCATTATTGAAGAGACGAACCTTCGCAATTCCGACAAAGATTTCTTCAACCAGTTCACCAAATTCAAGATAGCCTTTCTTAAGGTCAGCATACGGATTATTGAACGTAGCGGACTTTGCACGATACAGCGCAATGCGGTTAACAAGTGCGTTGATGAATTCGTTAGCAAGTGCAGGTGTGCCATAAATGACTTCACCAACAACAGGAATTTCCTCTTTCCTATTAACAATAGGAACAGAATTCTGATAGTTATAAGAGCCATTAGCTCGAATAACGTTCATGATATCAGTGCTAGTAGCACTAAGTGAATTAGTAGCAATTCTTTTTGCCATTTGTCTTAAACCTCCTCAAACAATTCTTCAAATTTTGTTTTAACAATTGGCTTATCTTCCTCGAAGGGGTCATTTTCCTCTTCGGGCTTAACATCTGAAAAGAAACGGTCATGGTACTTTTTACGCCATTCAGCATCGTTTTCTTTGTACTTAGCTTCCCAGTCAACTTTAGGCGCTGAGTAGCTATCTGTGATATCTTCGATGAATGCTATAGCTTCATCAGAAGTGTTGTCTTCGCCAATGATAGCTTTGGCAGATGCAAGAAGTTCTTCTAGAGATTTTTTCATGATATATAATTATCCTTTCACTTTGTCGCAAGCTGATTAAAAGTCATAGTATTAACTGCCATTTTGCTTTCCTCCTATTATTGAACTGTTATATAGGGCAGTTTGTCCGACCCCGCAAGGCCGGTCTTGACGGCCGTGCTGACAAAATTGCAATAGACCTCGTAGCCCGTTTCTTCGTTGCCGGTGATACCGGTAAGCAGATATAATCTGCCGCTGGATTCGTCATAGGTAAATACCAGCTTGCCTTCAGCCATTTTTGCGGCACCTTCCGCGACGGTAAGATTTCCGAAATAATAGCCGTCACCCGAGTAAAACTCTGCGGCTGTCGGTTTCCAGTCAGCAGACTTTTCAGCTTCCACCGTTTCCAGCTTTACCGCATAATCTCCGGTATAAGATGTTCCGGACGCACTGTCGACGTATCCGAAAGTAGTAGCACCAGTCACGCTGTTTGACACAGCAAATGCCCCGGCGCGCCTATCGCCGAGTACTTTTACGACCGGAGCGGAACTGACGACCTGACCGATAAAAACTTTATCGCCGATAGTGAGCTTCAAAACCGTGCCTACGCTGATACCGTCAAAGATATTCTTGTCTGCAACTACCGCCTCACCTTCCTCGAACGAAACTATATTGCTGTAGATCGTCTCTCCGGAAACATATTCTTCCGTAACGGTCAGCACATCACCTTTATCGGCAGAGGTGTAGGGAGGCAAGCCTCCACCGCCTTCTGCGGCTTTCTTCTCTAATCTCTGCAACCTTGCATTAAACTGTCCATTCCATCCGCTCATAAACATCACCCCTTTCTAAGCATCTTTCCGCTAACAAATCCTTCTAAATCTTTCTCTTTAATGTGATACCAAACCCTATCTTCACTCTGAGCAACAATTCCGTCACATAAAAGCAGATAACCATTAGAGCGTGTACCAAGAGATTCAGAATTAACACTAGGGTATTTTCTAATATGCGTACTACCACCAGACACATTATAAATTCCTGCATATTCTGTTGAACTCATCCATTTAATATCACTCATTTCCTTCTCATCCTCTTCTACAACTACAACAATATGTCCTTTAGTTCTAGTAACCAGTATATCGCCTGTAAGCAGTTCATCTTCTTTATTACAATGCTCTGCATCTTTCAGAACATTAAACTTGCCACTAGCTAAAAATTTTTCTACAGCATCCCCAGTGTTGAAGTTTTCTACATACACGCCTGCATACAGCACGCAAACCCAAACCGCTTTAGCGCAATTCGTATCACACTTAACTTTAACCTTAGAAGCGTCATATCCATACTGCTTAGAAGCGTTGTACAATCCGTAACAATTATACCAAAAGCTATAGCCGATATTATCATTCTCACAGATTGCTTTCATATCCTTAGCAATCAGTTTTGCAACGCTTCTATCTTTTGCACGAATTACATACCATCCTTTACTATGAAGATACCACGGTTCTATGGCAACTTCTTTCCCGTTTTGGTCACCTGCTTTGCCGCCTTCAAGTGTCCCATATTCATTAATTCTTGCACTGCCTATAAGTACCATAGTTTACCTCTCAAATGTTAGTTCTATAACACCTGTTATAACGAATGCATTTTCCTCTAAGAGGACATAATCCTCTATTAGTAGGTTCTGGTGGTGTTGGCGGTTCACCGTCAATTGATACTACTATTGCAGTGTGCGCGGCAGTGCGCGTGACTAAAATATCTCCAACCTTCAAGTTATCAGGAATGTCACAATACATGCTCTGAGTTAGTACCATGAATTCGCCAGTATTGGAAAATACTGATACTTCATCGCCTGTATAAAAGTCAGGTATATTATAGCCTGCATATAATGCACAAACTCTAACACCCCTAGAGCAGTTGGTGTCGCATGGGACATTTACCATTGAACAATTAAACCCATACGGTTGTGCGGCTTCATATAGTGTATGCGAATTATTCCAAAAGCTATACCCTATGTTTGGATTATCGCAAAGATAAATCATATCTTGCGCCATCAGTTCACCCTTTGCGCTGTCAATAGGTCTTATAACATACCAACCTTTTGGATGCAAATACCAAGGTTCAATCATGCATTCCTGACCATTCTGATCACCCGGAATTCCGCCTTCACCTTCGCCATTTTCGTTAATTCTTGCACTGCCAATGTAGACTTCCATAACTACTCTCTGTCTAGCTTTTCACATAGCTTCTGAATTACTAAAGTATTGTTATTAAGTGCTAAGTTATTATTGTTAAGAGCTTGTGTTACTTCTTTCATTTCATTCCTATGTTCTTCTGACATTTTTAATCTCTCTTCTCTCTCTTTGTCAGTGGTATATTTCACCCACCAACCAAGACCACCACAGCACACAATAGGAAAGCCGACTGTGGTAATAAGATTGACGATAGCATCAGGGGTCATATTTGCCTATACCTCCTTTCCTATAAATTATTCTACCATAGGTATTGACAAATGTCAATAGGTATGGTAAAATAATTTTGGAGGAAAATGTATGTGCGCTCAATTTTATGATGGAACAAAACTTTTATCAATGAAAGACATTGATGGAAATACGCCTGAAATTTTTATTTGTACTACAAATAGGTCTGGTGGTAAAACTACATATTTCAATAGAATGGTAGTGAATAGATTTTTAAAATCTGGTAAAAAATTTGGTCTAATTTATAGATTCAATTATGAACTAGATGATTGCGCTGATAAATTTTTTAAAGATATTGAAAGATTATTTTTTAATGGAATGACAATGACTTCTAAGAGAAGAGCGTCAGGAATTTATCATGAATTATTTCTTGATGGAAAATCCTGTGGCTATGCTATTTCTTTAAATTCTGCTGATATGATTAAAAAATATAGTCACATGTTTTCAGATATTGAATCTATGATTTTTGATGAATTTCAGTCAGAAAATAATCATTACTGCTCAGATGAGATTAGAAAATTTATTTCTGTGCATACATCTATTGCTAGAGGTGGTGGAAAACAAATCAGGTATGTTCCTGTGTATATGCTAAGTAACTTTGTCTCTCTTATTAATCCATATTTTATTGAAATGGGAATTTCTGGAAGAGTACAGAGCAATACGAAATTCCTGAGAGGGAATGGATGGGTGCTTGAAAATGGTTTTGTAGAAGGTGCATCTAAAGCACAAAAAGAATCGTTATTCAATCAGGCATTCAGTGATAATAAGTATGTGGCATACGCCTCTGAGAATGTTTATCTTAATGATAGCAATAGCTTCATTGAAAAGATTCAGGGTGATGGTAAATATGTTGCCACTATTAAATATGAAGATGATTTCTATTCATTGAAAGAATACCCTGATATGGGTATTATATATGTTGATGATAGATATGACCCTTATTTTCCAAAGAAAATTGCACTAACAACAGATGACCATCAAATTAATTATGTGATGCTAAGGAATAATGATTTGTTTATTAACGCCATGAAAGATTTGTTTTCTAAAGGTTGTTTTAGATTTAAAAATCTAAAGTGTAAAAATGCTATACTTAAAGCATTTAGTTTCTAAGGTATCTGCGTTGATTTCTTAACTTGCGCTGAGTGGATTGCACAGGTGGAATATCCTGCCATAAGCGAATGGGCGTTGCATACCCCCTGTTAAGTCTTAACGTGTAAGATATAAAAGAGGGATATAGGTTTTCCTATATCCCTCTAATTTTATATCCAATTTTCATCATAACAATAGTTTGAAGGCTCTTTAATAGTACATAGCAGACATACATTGTCTTTTGATAGCCTATTTTTACACATTTGACACATGTATTGTTCAACACATTTTACTGCGTTTCTGTAATTGCACTTTTCAATTCTGCATTTAATACTGTCAAGTTCAAGCTTTCTTCCGTCATTAAAACCGTCTAAATATCCGTCACCATAAGACTTTCTAATCTCTTTATTATGTTCCTTATCTGTAGTATACATCATTTGCCTCTTTCTTGAAATGGTTTCAACTTCGCGCCGCAGTGTGGGCAGTACTCATAGTCAAACACCTTATCATACCCACCATATACACCTTCATTGTAGTGAATTTTTCTAATTGTTCTTCCGCATACAGAGCATACCTGCCTGCCAGAATCTAACGGGTCTGCCAACCACTCACCCTCATTAATTGTAACGCCATATTCAGATGAACACATCTCCCCTTTTATTTCGCACAACCCGCATGGCATTCTTTTAATACATTTCATATACATAGGTTTTGTAAAATCTGGTAAATCTTCATGAATTATTGTTTCCAACATTATTTACTCCCTTCTTCATCCGTTTCATTTAGCCATTCAAGTATACAGTTATAACATCTGTACAAACCATACTCGAAATTTGAAGTGCATCTTCCGTCGCAAAACTCTTGACTAAAGTTGTCAATGTATTCCGCTAGCTCTTCATTAGTTAAACTTCTTAGATAATCCCTTCTTGTCATTGTACTCTCTCCATTACCATTTCTTTGGTATAGCGTTGCATGTTTCGTGAACCGCAGTAGTCACAATACATTACCCTATATGGAACTTCGTTTCCGCATACACTGCACTTATAGTGTCTGTATGGATTTCCATATTTAGGTTTTTCGACAGCTATCCATTCGCCTGTTGGTCTTGATTTGCCCTCATTCTCAATAGGAAGAGACTCTAGGTCTTCAATAATTTCCTGAGGACTGTAATCATCGTGCCATTTCATCCTGATTTTGATTAACCTGATTGCTTGCTCTAGAGAAATTAGTTTCATATTATGCCTCCTTATTATGCTTAAAGTCTGGTGATAAATAACTTCTAATTGTGGTGCATATCGAATCAAGTAAATGTTCAACATCTTCCTTAGGTATTTTATTGTTGCCATATACAGCATATTTTATTTCAATAGGTTCTTTAAGTTTAAATAGATATCCATAATTGTCATACAAATCGAAAGATAAATGAAGTGTTAATTGTTTATACATCATCTAAACGTGTACTCCGTTTCTGTTAAAATTATTCCACCCTTTATGTTTTTAGGGAGTAATTTGCCTGGTACTTTTAGCCCTTGCTTAAAGTCTTCAATCGTTCTGCGCTTAGAAACAAATTCTTTCTCTGCTTCGGATAATGGTATTGAAGATTCAACTGGTGTTGTTCCGCTCATACTCATGTTGAAAAGGTACTTGCATCTAGGCGGCATTCCTGCACACTTAATGTCATAATAAGGCGTTTCAAGCTTCTCACCATCCTTTACAGTAATGTGTTCTATGTAGGTCTTTTGTCTTGCAAAGAACCCTATGTCCCAATTGCTTTCTATCTTCCAACAGCAGAACTCTCTATCATCAATCTTTATACCACGTATTTCTTCAGGTGATAAGTCACAGTGGATTGAATCAGTGTCGGCGTAGATGAAGCCTCTTTTATTAGGGCCATAGTAATTTGATTGGGCTGCTCTAATGGTAAAATTTCTGGCGTATGAAGTAATAGCGGAACCGATAGCAATATATCCTGGCTTTTTCTTGTGCTCTTCGATTGTTTTATATCCAAGAGAACCGTCCTCCTTTATGTATGCTAATTTGAATGATGAATTAGTTCCTGTTGCCATTTTTCCATAGAGATTGTTTAGAAATAGTTTTGCTAGCTCTCTCATTGCTCCTTTGCTGTTCATTTTTATTTGTTTATATTTGTTTATGTATTCGTCAAATATTCCAATGTCACATCCGAAATAGCAACCGTCTAGTATTTCAAAATCATAAACGTTATAGTGTTCTCTGAACAGCTTGTAGTCTGTCATTGTCATAGTTAATGTTACTCTGCCATCGTTTATGGTTCCATCAGGGTCTAAATATTTCTCATAATACTTTCCTTTTATTAACACATCCGAAGTCTCTAAGCATTCATTGCCTCTGTATTTGAATGTATTCTTTATTTGGATAAAAGGTAATTTATTTTTCTTTATCTTGAACCTTGTCTTTATCCTAACAAAATAGTATTTGTTCTGTGACAATACCTTCTCAGGAATTTCACCTTTAAAGAATGTTGGATTTCCTAACGGATAATAGTTACCGCTTTGACTGCTCATCATTGATGGATATAGAGAATTAACATCCGCTGTGCATCCGTTAGTTTTTATCTGTAATTCTTTTCCTTTAGCAACATAGCACCATCCACCTCGATATGATTTTCTTATGTATTCACCTGCGTTTGGTGAACCGTATTGCTCTTCGTCTATTTCTATCTCATATAAGTTGGGAAATAATCTTTCCCAATCATCACTCATTAATAGTGTGTTCTTAAACTCTTCTAGACAGCAACTTCCTATTGTTAATTTCTTGTGTCCTTCTCCGAACATAAATTCTAGCGCTTCTTTTAACACTAAAACATCGTTCTTTATGTATTCTCTTTCCTCAGGTGATATGTAGCAATTTGCATATCGCTCCCCTGTATATTCCATAGTTAATTTTTTGTGCTTCGTGTTAAAAGCTTTGCCTATTCTATCTAATGAAAAAGGTAATAACTTTAAACTGTCCCTCAGCACAATTGTATTATAACTTGTCTTAATAGTTAGTGTGTACCACTGCCCCATGTCAGAAATCATGTATTTGAATGACCTAGGAGGCATCTTATAATCTTTTTCAAATTCACCTTGCTTATCGTCACCTTCGTATGCCTGTATATAGTGCGCTTCGTTAAGCAAATATGATATCCAAAATGCGCCATCAAATCTTAGGTTATGATAGTAGGCTAGAACGTTTGATTTCAATGAGGAAAAGTATTTTAATTGGTCACCAATGTTTCCGAAGATTTGTACATCCTCTGTGTATAATTCTACACAAGCGGCAGACCAGACTTCGGTCGAAGTCTGACCTGCAAAAACGCTTGTTTCAAAGTCACATGCAAATGTTCTGAATTTGTTCATTTGAAATAATCCTCAAATTCTTCATTTTCTACATATTCTAAATATTCTGTTTCGTTTTGTTCCTCTGCGATTTCATTTAATGTATTATCATCAAAGTATTGTTCAAATAACATAATATTCACTTTAAATTGATAGTCATAAGAACGTTGAAATTGCGCTACAAAACCATCTGATGTCGCTTCTTGTATAGCGTTTGCAACTTCTGCACTTCCTAACTGTGCAACTTTGTTTCTTATGAATGTTGCAAGTTTCTCATAAGTTGTGTCTCTCAACATGTGCCAGTTCTGTCTGTTTAAGAAATTATCTATTATAGTTTGATTAATTGGTACATAATCTCTCTCTTTTTGTTTTTTTCTTTGTCTCCTTGTCTCTGCCGCTTTTCTGCTTGCTTCTCTGCGCTCTTCTTGTCTCCGCTCTTCACCTGAACGGCCTTCATAAGTGGAGTATTGGTAAAGGTCTTTGCCCTTTATAGACTTTAAGTATTCTAATTCTTTTCTTGTGTATCTTGTTTTCTCTGTCCCTGCCTTTGTTTTCCTGAAAGGCAAGTCAAATTCGTACCCTCTTTTGGCAATCCTGCGTGCGGCTTTTTCTATTCGTCTTATTTCTTTAAGTGCTTGCTGATAAATAGATGAACCACGCATAATGAAAATTTAAGAGGGAAGGTGTTTCACTTCCCTCTTGCTCCTTGTTTAGATTAACTTACAGGTAAGGAATTCTTTACCTGAGTAGTTCTTAGAAGGTTTGCGGTACACTTCTACTTCAAATTCTTCGCCTTCCATTTCCTCAGCGATGGAGTAAAAGTTAGCCATAAGGTTTTCTGAACCTGTCAGGTATGCTGTACCGTCTTTGTCTACAATGATGTACTGGCTATAGTCAGGATTGTTCTTTGACTTGTCATTGTGGACTGAAAGCTCCATCCAGATTGTGGGCGTGATAACTACACTGCCTTTTTCAGTGGCGGCATCAAGACGGATTGCGTCACTTGCATTCTTGTACATTACACGCTCTTTCTTAGTCAGTTCCTTGTTGCATTTTACGATTTCTGATGTGTACGCCATTATTCAATTTCCTCCTTTGCATTTGCATAGAAATCTTCGTCTTCCATTGTGTACTTAATTGTGACATGTTCGGCATCGGCTTTAATGTAATTAAGGCCTAACTTTTCGGCTTCTGCTCTTGCAATCTTTTCTACTGAACGGTCAGATTTCAAAGTCTTTCTGACAAATACAGGAATTCGCTTGAATTCTTCCGTTTCAATGTCAGCGCATAAGATTGTGATTGCTGTCCCTTTTTTGTGCTTTGTTACCATTTGTTTCTCCTTTATGGTTTTTATTTCCTGCTGTGCAGGATAATCGGAACGGCAGGAATCGAACCTGCGTCAACAGTGAATGCCCTTTCCTGTTTCATCCAGTTTTTAGGAGTGGTTAAGCTCTGCCTCTGAGCTACGTTCCGTTATATTTGCGGCAAGAGGACTTGAACCTCTATTTCACTTAAAGTTGTATATTTTAGCAAGGAAGACTTTATGAACAAGGGATGAACGTGAAAATTGTGTGCGAACTACCTGTTGTTCTATGCCGCAGTGTGTTATTTTTCGTCAACTAAAAATTCAACTAATAGTGTTACTAAGCATGTAAAAATTGCGTAAATTATTGCTTTATGATTTAAGACTGCTATTCCTACTGCAAAACCGCTTAAATACCAAAGTGTCTTTTTCATTTTTGTTTTCTCCTGTTTTTGAATATCTTGAAAAATTGTAAAAACGTGAAAAGGAATAAATTGTCTGTGATGAAGAATCCTTTTCTGTCTTCTGAATTAGGCATGAAGATGAACATCTGTTTTTCCCTCCAAAATTTCTTTTAATATTGATTTGCAATCTAAGTATGATATTAATTGTAAATCAGCACTAAAAAGAAATTTACCGCTGTAGTAAAAATGCACCCATGAGCGCCCTGTTCTTGTATAAGTCAATTTAGAATAACCTAAGGAACGAATTTCTGACGCTATTGTTTCTGCCATTTGAGTGTAATTCATCTTGTTGTTTTGTTATCGTATACAATTCGCAGAATTTTTTCATCTGCTATGTAGTATGATTCGTTATCTCCTTCCCCCACTGAAAATATTGTCAAGTTGTTTTCATCCATGTGGCGCATTTTGTCAAAGAAAATTGCGTAGTAGCCGCATTTGTTTCTGTTTGATTTGATTATTGCTTTATGCATGGTTTTTTCTCCTTTGCTTTTATGGATTTAGCAATGGGCTAGAATGCTCTAGCCCTATGCTAATTACATAACAGCTTGCTTGCGTTTGATATTTTCGTTTTCTACTTTTGAAAGTTGCTGTAGAATAAAATCGCAAGTTTCCATTGTGTAGAAATCGTTTTCTTGACGAGCAAGAAAATATAGGTTTATAATGTTGCGTTTTATTGACTCAAAATCTTGCTTGCTTATTTGCATTTGTTGCTCCTTTATTCTGCTAATAAATATACCTCGTCTTTTTTGGCTGTGCAGTGCAAAACGTACTTTACACCGCCTTTTTCAAATACCGCCTCAAACGTAAATTGAAACGTGTTAAAGCTTGTTATGCCACATGCTATAATTTCATCAGGTTTAAAACTATGCAACAAATCATAGCAATATATGATCCCAGTTTGTTTTAGATTAGACCATTTGCCATACACATCACACAAATTTACGCCTCGATAGATCGGAAACGGTAAAGTTTTTATTTCACCCGTCCTCTTGTTTGTCTGTAAAAGTTCTGTTAATGTTCTCATGTTCTTTTTCTTCCTTTCTTGCTTTTGCTTTCGTGATTAATTTTCACGGCGCGGCGACGAAATGTTTTCGCCGTCACACTCTGAAAATTAGTCTTCGGACTCTTCGGCGTCTGTGATCACATGGCCGTACTTGATAAAGTCACTTTCTGTCATTCCATAACGGGTTTCCTCTGTGCGGAAATCTTTGATTGTTTTAGGCGCAAAGTTTGGTGTAGAAAACTGTTGCAAA